GGAGAATCGTCAACTTCTATCACACAACAAGCTCTTTTGACACGTTGACAACGCAACTGATCACACAATGTATCGCAACATCACAACTTTGCCCAAGCCTACACTCTGGAAAAAGTTCTGGAAGCAACGCAAACCAAACCCCATTCGAATCAACCAATTCGATGTGTTTGAACGCGACTGGCTAACAAACCGAGCTCTCAAGTTCTATGACAATGACACCATTGAATTAGTTCTAAGTGCCCGACGGCCTGCTGAAACCCCAGACTTAGTAGAGAAGTCTTTCGCCAAGTTCGAAGTGCCAAAACACTTCATCGTTAGAGACAAGCATTTTGAGAATGGAATCAAATGGACTACAGAAAACGGAAAACCAAACCGAATCCTGCATCCCATTTCCTTCCCTGATCTCAGATATTATCCTTGGAATCTGCCACCAAACGCAGAAGCTCCCTGGAACATAGAAGGATATCGTTTCACACCCGAATTTAGAAATATCGACGGTGAGTCCGAAAATCCAAAATTGCAAGAAAAGGTCAACATGAAATGGTCCTACCAACTACGAGATTCAATCTCCGTTGATGACTATCTCAAAATCAAACATTCTTTAGGAATGATCCCTGATTCTCGACCAAGTTTTCATAATCTCTATAACGAAATATTTGTCCGCAACCGAAGGTTAATTCACGAGATTAAACATCTCAACCCTCGCTTCTGGCAATCTGATGGAACCCCGACGCCATATTTTTGGAACACAGTACACATTAAGACTACAGTGGTATCTGCTGAAGACGACGACAAAATTCGTATCGTATTCGGAGCACCTAAACTGATTCTTCAAGTGGAAAACATGTTCCTTTGGCCACTTCAAGCAACCTACCTGAACACAGGAACAGGTTTCATGATGTGGGGACGCGAAATCATTCGAGGAGGATGGAAGAAAGTGGAAATCGAACTCTCACACTTAGGTCACGAGCATGGAATATTATGTATCGACTGGTCTGGATGGGACAAACGGTTCTCATTTGAATTGCAAACGGAAATCGACAAGATCTGGCGATCTTATTACGACTTCACGCGCTATGAACCCACATCCCTATACCCGAATGGTACACCTGACCCTCAAGAGATTGAGAGACTTTGGAACTGGAAGTGTCATGCTACCAAGCACACTCCAATGATTCTACCTTACGGCGAATTCGCTGAATGGGAAGACTCTGGCTACGGCTCTGGTTTTCAAGGAACTCAACTTACCGACTCTTTCGGCAATGCAATTGTCACTACGACATGCATCTCTTCAATGGGCATTGACATTTTCAACCCTGACTTTTACGCAAAATTCCAAGGCGACGACGCTTACGTTCGTTTCCTCTTATGGATTCTGCAAATCTACGGCCCAACATTCTTACCCAAGTTTGCTGAAGCTGCAAAGTTCTACTTCAACCACGAACTTTCGATTAAAAAGTCATCTGCTCTCACAACAGTCGAGAACTCATCTATGCTTAGTTACACTTACAAGCACGGATTACCTTTTCGTACTGATGTCGACCTATTACAACATCTATTCTTTCCGCGACACACTCGCACATGGGAAACACTTGCTGGATCCGCTCTCGGCTTAGCTTATGCTAACGCTGGAATAAGCGAACGTTTTCACCAACTGTGTGCCTATATATGGAATAAGATCGTTCATGAGAAAGGACTCGAACCTAAGATGGCTCGCACTCAAAAAGCAAAGCTACTCTCTGGAACCGACACAACCTTCGACTTCCCTTCACTCAAAACAAAGATTTTCCCGACATTTCTGGAACTTTCTTCTCTCGTCCAAACACACCACCCTCGGACCGAAGAAGACAATCAGAAACTTTGGCCTACTCACGAAGGCCCTCACGGAAAATTTTTCTTCCTCAACCCAGTATGATTTACTGTTGAGCG